TTCATCTGCGTCAAGCCCTCGCAGATCGGCATGACCCTCGCCTTCCTCGGTGCCCTCATGCACAAGATCCGCTTCGCCCCGCGTGACGTCGCCATGGTCATCAACAACCGCGAGGAAATCCAGCGCATCGGCATCAATCGCCTCCAGCCCATGCTGCGCGCCTGCAATGCCATCGCCCAGCGCATCCCCTCAGACAAAGACAAGCTCCAGAACATGACCCTCTACCTCGTCGGCCTGACCATCTACTTGTTAGGCGGTCAGAGCGTCGGTGGCCTGGCGAACAAATCACTCGACTGGTGCGAGCTCGATGAAGTCGATGAGACTCCCGAGGAGATGCGCGGTGGCGAGTCCACCGCCGTCGACCTCGCCCGCGATCGCTTGAAGCGGCAGGAAGGCTCGAAGCTCTTCGTCATCAGCAAGCCCCGCAATGAAGACGACATCATCTGGCCCGAGTATCTCCATGGCAGCCGGCACCGCGTCTTTGTTCCCTGCCCCCATTGCAGTGGCACCCTTCCCCCGCAGGCCACCGATGACACCGCGCGGCTCTTCGATAACCTGCCTCAGCCCCTGCCTCCCGGCTATCAGGTCCTCGTCCGCTCCGGCCTCAGATACCAGCACTGCCGCCGGGGAAACTCCCGCCAGTGGGATCTCGACCTCATCCTCGCCGACACCTACTACGAGTGCCTCTGGTGCCACGGCCGCATCGACGACCGGCATAAGAGTTGGATGCTCCGCCATCGGTTATACCTCCCCACCAATACCCCGCACGGAGCCCTGCAGGATGACTGCCTCACCTTCCGCACCGACCGTGATCCCACCGAGACCGACAGCGATGCTGGCCATCCCCAGCCCGTCCCGCGTAAGCTCAGCTTCCAGTGCTCCGATCTCTATGCCCTCGCCCATCAGCCCGACTCCACGTTCGGGCATCTTGCTGTCGAGATCGTCACCGCCACCAATCTCAGCAAGCAGCGCAAGTTCCGCCGCTCCCGTGAGGGCCTGCCCGTCCAGCGCATGCTCAGTGACAATGGCCGCACCCTCGCCCACATCCTCACCTTGCAGGCCCGCTTCGCCCGTGGTCATTGCAGCCGCCTCCCGCTCGCCATCCTCATGGGTGTCGATACCCAGCACTACGGCCGAAAATGGGTCAAAGCCGCATTCTATGAGGACGACTCCTGTGAGCTCCTCGATTACGGCATCGTGTTCAAAGGCTTCGAGGGCCTCATTCCCGAAGCCGAAAAGCCCATCATCATCGACGACTGGCAGGACATCCCCGAGGCCGATCGCATCCCGCCCACCGTCGACTCCGCCTGGATCGATGAGGGTGACGGCGCATTCACAAAGCGCGTGCTCGCCTTCTGCGCCTCCCCTGGTGCTCGCCGTCTCTTCTGGCCCGCCAAAGGGCGCGGTGGCTCACAGACCGCCAGCATGCCCGACCTCGTCACCATGCAGGCAAAGAATCGATACGATAAAATCAGCCTGCCCCGCTACCTCTTCAATGCCGACGCCTTTCACGAGGAACTCTACGACGAGCGCATCGGCCGCGCCGCCGAGATCGCCACCGCGCTGGCCAATCATCTCACGCCGCCCATCGGTCAGCTCCGCTTCTTCAGCAATCCCGACACCGACCTCTGCATCGAGTTCACCACCAAGCGCCGCTGGACCGAGGAAGACGAAAAAGCCAAGTCCAGCGCCAAGCGCAAGCCCGGCACCCGCCGCAGCAAAGTCCTCAAAGTCGGCGACTGGTTCCGCGATGGCGGCCCTGAAGACTTTGCCGATGCCTTCCTCATGTGCCTCGCCCAGTGGTATAAGCTCCGCCCTCGCGGCGTCAGCTCCAGCCTAACCAATCACGTCGAGATCGAAGAGACCGAGCCCGACTCCGAGTCTTGAAACCTTTGACACTCGGCCCTCCCGCACATGGCCGACCGCTCACTCATTAATCTCTGGCTGCTCGATGCCGCCGATCAGGCCGGAGACGACACTGCCGCCCAGATCGCCTGGCTGAAAGTGGAGCGCCGGAAATACTCCGAAGCCGTCCGCGCTGGCGACCATGAGCTCACCAGCTCCACCAGTGATGGCGGCAGCAGCACCAGCGCCCGCCGCGTCACCGATCAGGCCAATCATGATGCCATCGTCGGTGCCCTTCGCTACCTCGGTGACACCGATCTCGGCAGCAGCGGCTCACTCCTGCAGGTCCAGTTCGGCTCCATTCTCGGCTAACCAATGAAGCTCCGCAATTACCTCACCAGCGTCGCCGCCGCACTCACCGCACGTCCGGTGAACAGTGTTGCGCCCGACTCCTCCGCCGCCGCCCTCTCACCCTTCGGCACCAATGCCACCGGGCGCGGCACCGATCCCTCCGGCCTCACCTCCCGCCATTTGCAGGACATGAAGCCCGTCGACCGGCGCACCTCCATGATTCGCAGCCGGTTTATCGTGAACCGCACCGGCCTCGGCCGCGCCATGGTGGAGGGCAGCACCCGCTACTCCATCGGTGGTGGCATCATCCCCTACGCCAGCACTGGCGATCAGGAGTTCGACGACTCCTGCAATCGCCTCTGCGACTCCGTGTTCGAAGCCGCCGAGGATTGGTCCCGGCTCGATGTCGCGGGCATGCACAATTTCTACGAGCTGCAGGAGCTCATCGCCCCCGCCATGATGACCGATGGCGACTGCGGCGTCGTTAAAATCCTGCCGCGTGATACCTCCGGTCGCATCATTGGTTACCCGAAACTGCAAGTGTTCGCCTCCGATCAGATCACCGATGGCTGGCTCGGCGGCATGTCCAATTTCGGCGGCGCTGCTGGCTGGCGTGATGGCGTCCTGCGTGGTCCCAATGGCCGCGCCGAGCGCTACCGCGTCCAGATGGAGACAGGCCCCGGGTATCCCGCCGCGTATGGTTACTCCCCGCAGAGCTTCACCGAGTTCTCCGCTCAGGACTTCATGCTCGTGCTCGATCCTAAGCGCATCGGTCAGGGGCGCGGCATGCCCTGGACACATCACGGCCAATCGTCCGCCATCACCATGATGGATCTCAAGACTCTCGAAGAATCCGCCGCCTACCTGAACGCCTTCTTCGGAGCCGTCATCACCACCCCGACCGGCGAGATCCCGGAAGGCTTCGAGAGTGAGGTCTTCAAGCGCCGCTTCTCCAAAACCAGCGAGGGCCGGCCCGTCACCAATGGCACCGCCACCGAGACCACCAGCACCGACAACTTCCGCAAATATGCCAACTTCATGGGCGGCGCTTTGATCCCCGTGCTGAAGGAAGGCGAGAAGCTCGACATGGTGAAGAGTGAGCGCCCCAGCCTCACCTTCACCGGCTTCATGGACTGGCTCGTGAATGACATCGCCTGGGGCTTCGGCATCCCGCCATCCTTTGTGTGGGCCATCAGTGGCCGCACTGGACCCGAGACCCGCTTCACCCTCAGCCAGGCCGACTGGTTCTTCCGCTTCATCATGCGCCGCATGATCAGCCGCTTCTGCAAGCCCACTCGCGACTTCGTTGTCCGCTGGGGCATCCTCACCGGCCGCATCAATGGTGGCCGCCTTCCGCGCAATGGAGCCGACCCCTTCCTCTGCCGCTGGCATGGCCCGCGCAAGATCACCATCGACGAGCGCTACTTCTACAAAACGTGGCTCGACCGCCTCGACAAAGGCCTCGGCACCGAAGAGGAGTTTTACGCCGAACTCGGGCAGGAAGCCAGCGACGTCCGCCGCGCCCGCGTGCTCGAGGTCAAAGACTGGATGAACCTCTGCGCCGCTGAAGGCGTCCCCTATGATCTCGTGAAAAGCATGATGCCTGGTCAGATGGTCGGCCAGTCCGGTCAGGGTGGATTCATCAATCCAAATGCCGGCATCCCGCCACCTGCTGAGTGATCACCGCCGAAAAGCCCACCACGGAATTCCGTGGTGGGCTTTTTCGTGTCCATTGACATCCGCGCAGCCACATGCGCCGTGATAAACGTAAGATCCTCCCTCCCTCCAATCGCGCCCCTGCGCCGACCCCTGCCGCCCCAGCCTCCGCAGCCCCTTGGTTTAAGGTCACCAACTACGCCGAGTCCGGTTATGCTGAGATCAAGCTGCGCGGTTACATCGGCATGCCAAAAGTCACCACCGACTGGTGCGGTGAAGAGATCGAGACAGACGGTGCCGGCACCCTGAAAGAGTTCGAGCACGAGCTCGAGGAGCTCGGCGACGTGAAGAAAATTCAGCTCACCATTTTCAGTGAAGGTGGCGACGTCTTCACCGGCATGGCCATCCACAATCTCCTGTCTCGTCACCCCGCGCAGAAGATCTGCGTCATCGATGGCATCTGCGCTTCCGCCGCCACCTATCCCGCCATGGCCTGTGATGAGATCCGCATCCCGGCCAATGCCTGGATGATGATCCATGGCAGCAACGGCTGCGCCTGCGGCGGTGCCGATGACATCCGCCAGTATGCCGACATGCTCGACAGCATCGATGCCACCCTGGTCAATCTCTATGCCAAGCGCTCCGGCCAGACACCCGAAGAAATCCGCATCCTGATTCAGGAGGAAACGTGGATGGACGGCCAGACCGCCGTCGACTCCGGCTTCGCCGACACCGTCATCGAGCCCTTGGCCAATCTCGCCGCGCGTGCCGGCACCTTGCAGCCCACGAATCGCGCCATGCTCGCCGCCGCACCCGCAGAAGTGCTCGCCCTGTTTGACATGTCCCGCGTCTCGAACGCGCTCGCCGCATCTCCACCGCCCATGAAGCTCCGCACCCCACTCCTGAACGCCGCCACCGAAACGCCACCTGCCGGTGGAGGTGCCGCACCCGTCCCAGCCCCCGTCGCCGCAGCTGCTCCAGCGCCTGCCGCAGCACCCGCACCCGCGCCCTCCGCTGCGCCCGTGAATGCCGCCGTCGCCGCTCCGGTGAACATGGTGCAGCTCACGCAGGAGCAGTTGAACCAGATGGTCACCAATGCCGCCACCGCTGCCGTCCAGGCTCACATCACCAATCAGGCTGCGCTTGGCGCTGCTGGTGTCACCCACGCCGCCCTCGGTGGTGCGCCATCCCCGTCCGCTCCCGCTCCGGCACCAGCCGCTCCGGTAAATGTCGTCGGCATGACCGCCCTTCAGCTCATCAACCTCGGCCGCAACAATGCCGCCAAGACGGCCCTCCCCATCTCCGCCTCCGTTTAATCTCGCGTCCCACACTCCACCGCACCGACTACCATGCCAAACGCACTCCAAATCGCCCAAGGCCGTCAGGTCCCACTGACCGCCGGTCTGATCATGGCCCTCATCGCTGAGACGCCCCTGCTCGCCACCCTCGACACACGCACCGCTCGCGGCACGCGCTTCATGTCGCTCGCCCTCACCGCTCACGCCGCTGCCAATGCGTTCGTGAATTATGGCGAAGGCTTCACCACGACCGAGGCCACCCTCGCCCTGCGTGAGTTTGACTGCTCGCTCGTCGGCGGTCAGATCAAGGCCGAGCGCATCAGCGCTCAGAAGTGGGACGCCGAGCACGGCCAAGTTGGTTATACCTGGTTCGATCTCCAGACCATGAGCAAGATGCGCAGCCAGGGCATCGCCATCGAGAAGCAGATCATCCAGGGCACCGCCTTTGATGCCAAGGGCTTCCCCGGCTTCAAGGAGCTCACGCCCTACGTCACCGCCAACGTCCTCGCCGCCACGGCCAGCGCCGCCGCCAGCAGCTTCGCCAAGTCCGTCATCAATGCCGGTGGCACCACCGCCACCACGGCAGCCAGCGTCTACGCCTTCATCGAAGGTGAGCTCGATGTCCAGCTCGTGCTGGGTAACGACATGACCGGTGCGGGCGAGCTGTTCCAGCTCTCCGAGATGGTCACCAGCAACGAGGCACCGGACGCCAATGAGTCCACCAAGAAGAGCCTGCATGACCTGCAGCAGTTCTCCGGCCACATCGGTCTCAGTGTCGCTGGTTTCAACCAGACGCCAAACTCCGTGGTGCCCACGCAGTTCAGCCTCCGCCGCATCGCCAACCTCACTGGTGACAGTGGCAAGGGTCTCACCGATGCCCTCATGTCCAAGCTCACCCGCAGCTTCGGTCCCGGCAAGCGCCCGACCAAGTTCGCCATGGGCTCCCGCTCCGGTGAGCAGCTCGCCGCCAGCCGTCAGGCCACGGCCGTCAACTTCGTCATGGGCCAGTCCGGTGACGCCAATCAGGCCACCTTTAACACCTATCCGCCACCGCCAGAGAACTGGAACGGCATCCCGATCGTCTATGCCGATCTCTCCATCGGTGAGGCGGATGCCATCGAGGCCTAACCTCTAACGCTGCACAATTCACCTCACAGGACCTCCCTCCCATGAAAGACAATTCCCTCCTCAAAACAGCGGCCATGCCCAATGCGGCAAACACCGTCAATACCAACACCATCGCCCTGCCCCAGCAGGCGGTGCGTCCCTTCACCAACCAGTTCCGCGTCCGCCTCTACAACGGCGTCGCCACGGGTGCCAACTCCAAGAACATCAACTATTCGTTGTATGCTTCCAATGAGGCCAACGGTGCCAACGCATCGCTCGTTCAGGGTGCCTTCGTTGTCGCAGGTAATGCCGCCAACCACGTCGCCAGCAATCGTGAAGTGATTCTGCCGCCTAACCTCGACAAATCCTACATCTTCGCCAGCGCGCTGGGTGAAGCCAATGGTGGCAACGCAGGTGATGGCACCTTCGGCATCGAGATCATCGTCTGACCTCCAGCGTGGGAGTGAGTGGAGCCACTCCCGCGCCTTCTCTCATCTGTCGGGCCTCGTGCCCACAACTTAGGCCAGTGTCCGCAGCTCCAGCGGGCCTGGCCTTTTTCGTGTCCTTCACCCTTCATCCTTCACCCTTCATCCTTTCTCATGAAGCTCTTCCTCGGCCTCCCCGTTTACGGCGCATACAACGCGCACTTCGTCCACTCCATGTTCGCTCTCATCACGCAGCGTCCATGCCCCATGATCATCCGCCCCTGTGTCGGTGACAGCCTCGTCGCCCGCGCCCGCAATCGCCTCTGCGCGCAATTCCTCGCCAGCGACTGCACCCACATGCTGCAGCTCGACACCGACCTCATCTTCTCGCCCGAGCACATCGCCAAGCTCATCGCCCACGCCGAAGCC